TCATCTGTGTTTTGGAATCCCTTTGTATGATTAGATGGGTCAGGATCCCCCAGTCCCATCTGTATCATAAAATCATCAAGACCACCCCTCTCAACATCAGGGTTAGCAGCAATCCTTCTTGCTTTATTCAACATTTCATAAGCAGATCTATTAGCTTTAGCTAATTTATTAGCCCATATCATGTCATTTAGTTGGACTTCCTCTCCGTTGATAATTCTGTTGCAGATGAATTCAAGCCTGAGTCGGTACTTAGTAGAAAGCATATGTCTCCTTCTCTGGTTTATTTATTTTTTATTGTAGAGAAATATAATTTGTAATAGGGAAGTCTCATCTTCTCTATGATCTCTGCATCTTCAGTGAACCCCATGTATTTGAGGTGTTGCCATGTACCTTCCATTTCAGAGATCAACATCAAGATGTACTCGGGAGATCGAGGTCTCTGACCATACTCATAGTGTTCATAAGGTACTCTCAAAATCCCCCCTCTTTGGCCTCCTCAATCATTTTGGAGACTACATTCTCAGTTCCGTCCATGGTCTTGACAGCGAACAAACCGGACCTCTGATATTTCTTGATCTTTTTATACTTCTTGAGGAGGGCTTGAACCTCATCAGGATTCATATCTAGACCCTCAAAGTTAATATCAAATCCGTTACTCATTTCTTTTTCTTTTCTTCCTTAGGTTTGTTAGGATCATTCCAACTCTTAGGATTGACCTGTCCTTGAGTCTGTTTGTAACCGATGAAATCAGATCTATAGTTATCCCAGTAATGATCGAAGATATCTACTACCTTCTTACAATTTACAATATCATTACGAACTGTCCCATCCAACTTATACTCCACAATGTAAGTGGTGTATGGAAGAGACTTATCATTGGCTAATTCTGGGTCACAGTCTTCATGGAGAATATTAATTTTATCGCTCAACTTCTGTCACCCCATTTGATGTCTGGAAACGCTTTCTCCACAACCTGTTTGGAGATCTTGTACTTGTTTGACAGTCCGCCATCCTTGACCATACAAATCAAGTCAGCTTCTGCAGGATGAAGACCCTCCAACATTTGAATGAACATGTTCTCTCTACGGGTCTTGGAGAGACTGTCGTTACCCCCCTTAATGAAGTGGTAGAGATTCTTCCATTCCTTCCTCAGAGACGTGTGATCGGTCCCTACAGGAACCTCATTACGTTCATATGGGACCTCACCCTCAGGTAGAACTGAAATCGCACTATCGTCAAAGTTCCAAATAAGAATAGCAGTCAGTGCGTCTGTTCTATATTCCTTAAGCACTTCAACCTTTTGATCAATAGTTCTCTTACTGGATGCCAGTTCAAGAATTTCATGAATAAAGGGGTTGGGTGGGAGCTTCTTTGGAGCTGCCTTAGTCTTAGGAGTGGTTGTCTTTTTGACTGTTACTGCTTTCTTTCTCGTTGATGTAGCCATTGTAATTCGTTTTGCAATCAGTATAGGTTATTTATTTTGACCCGTCAAGGTCAATCTTCCTCTTGTTGAAAATCCTCTAGGCTATTCTCAAATCGAACAGCAAGAACATCATCAGGAATAATTTGTCCGTTTTCGTCAAACATCTCTGGATGCATTGGAACGTATGTTGAGTTTCTCTCAATCACATACTCTTTGACCAGGTATCCGATCACTCCCCCTACCAAGAGGAACATGAATGAGATGATCGTAGATAGAGTTAGAGTTACTGCTAACATGGTATCCTCCTAATTACTTTTTCCTAATGTCCAGGTAAAAGTTAAAATGGAATACGATCTCTCTCCTCAGGAAAGAAACCATGTTCCCAAACTTAATCTGGAAAGTCTTCGGTTTCTCTGGTTTCCTCCTGTTTCTAAGTAGTAATTCTACCCCACGATTAACAGGGATAGGATCACTTTCAAGCTTATTTAGACTTACGTTTTCTGGATTGTCTTTCTTGTCCATATCTTTTGGCATCATCTAACATCCCTTGTAGATAATTTTTGATCTTTCTTGCCTCTGGTTTTCCCAGATGACCGTATCCCTCCCTCAATTGTTTATGTTGTTCATCAGAACCACCGTGAATGTATTCTTCCAGATCCTCAATTAGATCCTTCAATTCTTTTCCGGTGGTACTATTGATGAATTCTTTTGCATCCATCTTCCTTATCTTTTTACTCTTCAAATACTCATACATGTTAAGGAAGAACTTGTGATCAAATGCGTAGTCAATAGATTTTTCGACATCTTGATAGAACTCCCAGTCTTCCATTATACGAGCTTCTGTTCTCTTAGGTATTGTACGGTCTCTACGCATCCACCAACTAACTTTTTATTGTTTTGGTCATCATGTAAGACAACTCTTGGGTAAGTGGCGTTAGGTCCGAAGTTCTCAATGAACTCGTCCCTAGTAAAGTCCCGATTAACTTTATATATCACATGCTTAACTTCTGCAAGTTGCAAAACTCTTTGAACTTTAGAGCATGAAGGACATCCGTCTTTAGAAAATACTAAGAAAGTCATAATTTACCACTTACTACTCCATTATTTACAATCCGAACACTACCCTCAGGCCATCCCTCCTGTTCACACTTTAGATGCCATCGTGTCATATCAACAGCAGCTTCTTTAGTTCCCGCTGTCAACATTTCACGACCCTCTTTTGTCATCGTGGAGTATAGACCGAATCGAGTTTCCCACACATAGAATACCTCATCAATCAGGTCACTCCCTTCAGGTATCTCTGGGAATGATTCAGGTGTTGTCGTCTGCATTTTTGTCTTCTAGTTGATAAGTAATGGTGTATCTGTAAGAGATCTCACCTCTTGAATTGGAAAGTAACTGATGACTAAGTTTTCCGTCAAGGAGTTTCGTCACGTTGTTCAGTTGTGTCTCCGCTATTAGTTTCTGTTCTCTTGGGGTCATGATGAGCAATTAAATCAGGGTTTGGTTTTGATGATTCAAATGGGATGGTAGTGAGATTCTTGATGACGATAAAGGCATCCTTATTGTACTTACGAGTGCCCTTAGGTGATTGCCACTTTTTGTTGTAGTTTTCACCAACGTCGATCCCTGACACCTGAGTCCCACCAATCTCTACAACAATGTCTGCCGACTCGTCCCATCCAAGTTCTCGAATCGCTTGATCAATTTGACTCACAAGGTTGTTCATAAAAAAGGAGGGTGTAACCCCTCCAATATAACCGGGTTGTATATGGGTGTCAAGACCCAATTGAATCGTCTCTGTAGAGGTTTTCTAACTTCTCCCTAGAGAGATCAACATACATCACCTCTTCCCCTGGTTCAGGAGCTTCTGGATGACGTGTACGTTTAGTTCTAATAGGATCATTCATCTTACTAATTGCTTGAATGTTTGCCCACATGAGTGCGAAAGACGCACCTCCAATGGCAAACAGAAAACCAAAATAAAGTAAAGCGATCATATTATGACCCCATGTGTTTGAAATTTTCTCTCAATACAGTGAATGTATTACCAAAAGATCTCTTAATAAGTTCATCAATAGAGAACATTCCTCCACCATTTGTTAGAAGGAAGAATGCCCCACCCCAGTATAGAACTAGGAGTTCCAACAGATAGATGTTGAAACCTGATGTGGCAATGGCATGGTAGATAGCTATCGAGATAGTACCTGTGATTGCCAACGCCCCTAACCTTGTACCCAATCCTGCGATTAGGAGCCAACTCCCACCAATCTCAGAAAAAGCTGCGATATAGGATAGGAATATGGGGAAAGGTAGGTGCAGCGGACGCACAAAGGCGTCCGCAAAGTTCTCAATGTTTTCCAACTTCTCATATCCATGATGGATAAGAACGATACCGATTGATAATCGTAGTAGAAGAAAACCAAGGGAACTTACATAGGTCATAGTGCGTTTCCTCTAGGAAGAACTTCCTCGGGGAACACAAAGTTTTCGTGAGGCTGGTCAGCTGGTGCCATCCATGCTCTGAGACCCTCATTCAAGAGAATATTCTTGGTATAGAAAGTCTCAAACTCAGGATCCTCAGCCGCTCTAATCTCCTGACTAACAAAGTCGTAAGCACGAAGGTTGAGAGCAAGACCGATAATCCCAATGCTGGAAACCCAGAGTCCCATAACTGGAACAAAGAGCATAAAGAAAAGAAGCCAACGCTTGTTAC